GCGAGTTGACAGATGCTATATTGACGATTATATTTGTCAGCTTGTAATTGAAGAACTTCGTAATAGAAAGAATTATGATGTTATATTCTTTACAGCTGATAGATATGGAAACTATGGAACACCCATGTTTCAGATTGGAAACCACTATTTTTCAAGTGGAGAATAGAAAGGAGAATTGTTATGCATGTAGTAGGATTAACATTATCAGCAGTTGCAGGAATTTGCTTTTGGAGCGGTCTTGCTGTCTTATTCGGTGGAAAGGAGCACTAATTATGGAAGGAATTGGTAACTTCATATCAATGATGGATTATATTCTTGATACCAATCGAAAAAGACATATTACAGGGGGCATTCTGTTGAGTGCCTCTTTACTTTTTGGCGGTTTAGCATTAACCGTTATGACTATCAAGACAGAGGAGGATAACAATGAACAGTAAAGTAGCATTTATTTTAGGCACGATTATTGGTGCTGGAATTGGTGTAGCCGGTACATACTCATATTTTAAAGATAAGTATGAGAAACTCGCGGAAGAAGACTTCAATTCAAGAAGAGTATTTGACGAGGATAAAAAAGATGAATCAGAAGAGTCTGTTGTTGAAAAAACTACTGACAGTAGAACTGTAGACAAACCGAGTATTGCTGAATATGCAGCAAGATTACAGAAGGAAGGCTATGTGAACTATAGCGATATGCAAGACAAAAAACAGAAGCAGGAAAATGCTATTGACAGACCATATGTTATACAGCCGTCAGATTTCGGAGAGTTTGATGATTACGAAAAAATAAGTCTTACATATACGGCTGACGGAGTGTTACTAGATGATATGAATGAAATTGTGGATGATATTGAAGAAACTGTTGGGGAAGATTCACTTGAGCATTTTGGAGAGTATGAGGATGACTCCGTCTATGTGAGAAACGATGCTAAGAAATGCGATTATGAAATTCTGTTAGACCAGAGAAACTATCAGGAAATTTTTGAAACTCAGCCACATAGAACGGAGATGTAATGACCAGAGACGAATTAAAATTTGATTATTTCGATTGGATGTATGGTCTGGTATGTGATACAAAATATCCGAAGAAATTATCATATAGAAAGCTATTAAATTTTCTCCATAATATGGATTTCACATATCAGCTTACTATGGACAGCAATCGATTTGAGGACGGTATTGAACTACGTTATCGATTTGGATACGAGAACGGATATGACTGCTCTGTTATAGCGAATTATCTGGATGATAGTCCATGTAGCGTATTGGAGATGCTAATAGCACTTTCAATTCGTTTAGAGGAACATATTATGGACGACCCAGAGATTGGTGACAGAACAGGACAATGGTTCTGGAATATGATTACTAATCTTGGGTTGGGCTCTATGGATGACAGAAAATTTAATGAGAATCGTGTTGAAGATATTGTAACAAGATTTTTAGAGAGGCAGTATGAGCCAGACGGGCAAGGCGGATTATTTACACTTGAAAATTGTCACTATGACTTGAGAAAAGTGGAAATTTGGTATCAGGCATGTTGGTATCTTGACAGTATTACTTGATTTGAAAGGAGATTACTTATTATGAACGATTTAGTAAGTTATATTTTTAGAAATATGGATGCTACAGATAAGCACCTTGTACGCATTTACAAAGCATTGGTGCATCAGAACAAATTTAATAAGGCTGTGACATTATTTAGTATCGTTACAACCTTAAATTTACTTGCGATGCGTGCTGACAGTAAAAAGATGCAGCAGGAAATCACAGCTTTGCGAAAAGAAATTGATGGGTTAAAGGAATCGGAAGGAGTATAAAAATGTGATGTTGGATTTTATGGTGGTTTCAACGCGTAGTACAAAGCGCGGAACAATAGAAATCTATCCAAAGTTCCTTATTAAAAAAAGCACAGATCTTATGATTCGAGGTGGTGATTTTTACGCTATCTGGATAGAAGAACGTGGTTTATGGTCTACCGATGAACAGGATGCTTTACAACTTATAGACCGCGAACTGGATAGATATGCTGAGGAGAATCGCCAACGCTTTAACTCAGATATTAAAGTCCTGCATATGTGGGACGCTGAGAGCGGAATGATTGACTCTTGGCATAAATACTGTCAGAAGCAATTACGAGACAGTTTTCATACGCTTGACGATAAACTTATATTTTCCAATACGGAAACAACAAAAAAAGATTATGCGAGCAAGCGTCTTAATTATCCTCTTGAAGAGGGGGATATAACAGCATACGAAAAACTGATTAGCACTTTATATTTTCCTGAAGAACGAATGAAGATAGAGTGGGCTATCGGTTCAATAGTATGTGGTGAATCGCAGAAATTACAGAAATTTCTCGTACTATATGGAGCAGCAGGTACAGGTAAATCAACAATTTTAAATATTATTCAGCAATTATTTGAGGGTTACTACTCAGTCTTTGATGCGAAAGCATTGGGGTCTAGTAGTAACTCTTTTGCGTTAGAGGCATTTAAAAGTAATCCATTGGTGGCTATTCAGCACGATGGAGACTTGTCAAGGATTGAGGATAATACAAGGCTTAACAGTTTGGTCTCACATGAGTTAATGACTGTAAATGAGAAATTCAAATCAACATATGCAAACCGCTTCAAATGTTTCTTATTTATGGGAACTAATAAACCTGTACGTATTACAGATGCCAAATCTGGTCTTATAAGACGACTGATTGATGTATCTCCATCTGGAAATAAGCTTAATCCAAAGGAATACAAAACAATTGTAAAACAGGTTAGCTTTGAACTTGGAGCAATTGCTTATCATTGTCAGGAAATATATTTGGATAATCCTGGCAGATACGACGATTATATTCCAATTTCAATGCTTGGTGCATCTAATGATTTTTATAACTTTATAGCTGATTCTTATTATGTGTTTAAAAAAGAAGACGGAACAACCCTTAAAGCAGCTTGGGAAATGTATAAGAATTACTGTGATGAAGCGAAAGTTGGCTATCCGTTATCAAGAAGAGCATTCCAGGAAGAATTGAAGAACTATTTCAAGGATTTCCAGGAGAGATTTAATTTTGATGACGGTTCAAGAGTACGAAGCTATTATATAGGATTCCGGACAGATAAGTTTGAAAGTGATGCTCAGACAAAGAAAAAAGATACACCAAAAACTTATCAAATAGAGTTCAAAGAACAGACATCTATATTTGATTCTGTATGTGCGGATTGTCCAGCACAATATGCTTCGCAAAATGAAACCCCACAGCAGAAGTGGGAAAAAGTAAAAACAAAATTATCTGCTCTGGATACTTCACAAATTCATTACGTGAAAGTTCCAGAAAATCACATTGTCGTAGATTTTGATATTCCGGATGAGACTGGAAATAAATCTTTTGAAAGGAATTTGGAAGCTGCTAGTAAGTTGCCACCGACTTATGCAGAATTGAGTAAAAGTGGTCAAGGGATACATCTTCATTATTTATATTCTGGAGACCCTTCTCAGTTAAGCAGAATCTACGACGACCATATAGAGGTAAAAGTATTTACTGGTAAAAGCTCATTAAGAAGAAAACTAACGAAATGCAACAATTTACCAATAGCTACTATATCCTCTGGGTTACCAATGAAAGGAGAAGACAAAATGGTAAATTTTGATGCCATAAAAAGCGAGAAAGGACTTAGAACCCTTATAAAGAGAAATCTTAATAAGGAAATCCACCCGGGAACTAAGCCAAGTATCGATTTCATATACAAAATATTGGAGGATGCTCATAGTAGTGAACTCAAATATGATGTAACAGATATGCGTAATGCTGTATTAGCATTTGCAGCGAACAGCTCTCATCAGGCAGAGTATTGTATAAAGCTCGTTAATAAGATGCAGTTCAAATCGGAAGAAAATTCAAACGCTGTAAAAAACGATGATGCAAAGTTGGTATTCTATGATATCGAGGTATTCCCAAACCTGTTCTTGGTCAACTGGAAAATAGAGGGTGAGGGAAAGCCTGTTGTCAGAATGATTAACCCGACACCAAGTGAAATTGAGGAACTGATACAGTTTAGATTGGTTGGGTTTAACTGTCGGCGATATGATAACCATATTATGTACGCCAGATTAATGGGGTATACAAACGAACAGCTGTTTAACTTATCGCAAAAGATTATTAATAACAGTCCAAATTGTTTCTTCGGGGAAGCCTATAATATTTCGTTCACAGATGTGTATGATTTCTGTTCAAAGAAGCAATCTCTTAAAAAATGGGAAATCGAATTGAGTAACAAGGCTAATGATCCATATTCGAAGATGGATGATGAAGTCAGAGCATTATGTAAAAAGATAAAGCATCACGAGCTTGGACTTCCTTGGGATCAGCCTGTTCCAGAAGAACTTTGGACAAAGGTAGCAGAATATTGCGATGATGATGTTATCGCTACAGAGGCTACATATAAAGCAAATCTTGGTGATTTTGTTGCAAGAGAAATTTTGGCGGAGTTAGCTAATGGTTCAGTAAATGATACGACTAATAGCTTAACTACAAAATTTATATTTGGAAAGAACCGCAATCCTCAGAGTGAATTTATGTATAGGGATTTGTCTGAGCCAGTTACGGAATTACCAGATGATATATTAGCATTCTTAAAAGAGGCAAAGCCGGAGATGATGGCTGAGCCATTCCACGGACCCAAAGGTGATAGTTTATTACCATATTTCCCAGACTATAGATTCGAGAACGGAAAATCCCTTTACAGAGGTGAGGAAGTTGGAGAAGGCGGAGAAGTATGGGCGGCTCCTGGAATGTACGGACGTTCGGAAACGGAAGATGTCGGTTCGATGCACCCTAACTCAGCTATATCTGAATGCTTATTTGGACCAGATTTCACAAAGAGGTTTAAAGATATTTTAGACATTCGTATCTATATTAAGCATGGTGATTTCGATAAGGTACGTGATATGTTTGAAGGAGCATTAGCCAAATATCTTGATGATACCGGCAAGGCAAAGGCACTGGCTCAAGCATTGAAAATCGCAATTAACTCAGTATATGGATTAACAGCCGCAGGATTCATGAATGCTTTCAGAGACTCAAGAAATAAGGATAATATCGTAGCAAAGCGAGGAGCATTGTTTATGATTGACCTTAGACATGAAGTTGAAGCACAGGGATACAAAGTAATTCACATTAAGACAGATTCTATTAAGATTGAAAATCCGGATGACTATATTCTTGATTTCATTTGCAAGTATGGTAAACGCCACGGATATGATTTCGAGATAGAGCATATATTTGACAGGATTTGCTTGGTCAATAATGCCGTATATGTTGCAAAATTGGCTGATGATGACCCAGAAAAGCCAGGAACGTGGACCGCTACAGGAACTCAGTTTCAGATTCCTTATGTATTTAAAAGTCTTTTTAGTAAAGAAGATATTAAATTTGAGGATATGTGTGAAACGAAGTCTGTAAGCGGTTCTTTATATTTAGACTTAAATGAAAATTTACCAGATGTATCTCAGTATGAGAAGGAGTTTAGTAAAGCTGAGAGTGATTTCAAGAAAGGCTTATTATCTGATACGACATTTGAAAGCACTTGTCAGAAATTAAATCCACTTATTGCAGAGGGGCATAATTATCGCTTCATTGGAAAAGTGGGACAGTTCTGTCCTATAAAAGACGGATGCGGTGGCGGATTACTAATGCGTGAAAAAGACGGTAAGTATTATGCCGCAACAGGTACAAAGGGCTATAGATGGCTTGAATCTGAGATGGTCAGAGAATTAGATAAGGTTAATGATATCGACAGGTCTTACTATGACAAACTTGTAAATGAGGCGGTAGATACTATTTCTCAATATGGTGATTTTGAATGGTTCGTATCGGATGATCCATATATAACAGAAAAGAAGCAGAATGCACCAAAGCTTATGCCTTGCGGAGATGCTAAATACGCAACTTGTTTTGACTGTCCATATTTTAATGATGATGTACATCATATGAATTGCAGTAAAAATTATGATATTTCAGAAGTAATTTCAAGTCAGGTGATGAACCCACCTGTAGAAACAAAATAATAATTAAAGGAGATTTTATCATGGCTAATAAAGCAGTAGGAAACATTAAAATTGAAGGGGCTCATATCATATTTAGAAACTTTAGAGGAGAGGAGTCCAAGTACAATCGTGATGGAGATAGAAACTTCTGCGTACTCATTGAAGATGATACGGATGTTGAGCAGTTATCAAAAGACGGTTGGAATGTAAGAATTCTTGAGCCTAGAGACGATGGTGATGAGCCAAAGCATTATATTCAGGTAGCTGTAAGTTATAAGAACATTCCACCAAAGATTTATATGGTGACAAGAAAAGCGACTACCGAATTAGATGAGGATTCTATCAGCACATTGGATTTTGCTGAAATAAGTAATGTCGATTTGGTTATAAGACCATATTCTTGGGAAGTGAATGGAAAAACTGGAATCAAGGCATATGTCAAGACGATGTATGTAACTATCGAAGAGGATGAGTTTGCTGAAAAATATGCAAGAGAAGAAGCTACAGTAGAGGATGGGGTTCCATTCTATTAAAATCTGCGGGTGTCAGCTAATTATGGTTGGCACCCATTTATATTTGAAAGGAGACGCATATGTTCTTTAAGAAAAAGTCATTTAATAAGCCGAAGCCACCGGTTGAGAATGTGACAAAGAAATGGGAACCGACAATTGATTTATCTAACATTAAGAAAAAGAAAACAGTTGAACCCAAACAAAAAGTAGAAATGAAAACAGAAAAAATGCCGGTTGGGACATTTTCAAAAGAATTTCTGAATGAGTTTAATAAACTGACAAGAACTCATAGACCATTCGATGTTTGGAGAGATTTTGTAATTATGTTTGCTTGTGCAATATCGAATCCTCTTGACAAATTTCACTATAAGGACAGAGAAGAAAGATATTTAAGTATCATCCATAAATACAATAAGGACGAACAGATGATATTTCCTAAACTGGCTGCATATACAACAATGGCATTGGACGCTAATCCGGAACAGGATTTCTTAGGAAAAATATTTATGGATTTAGGACTTGGTAATAGTTCAGCTGGTCAGTTCTTCACACCATATTCAGTGTGTCAGCTGATGGCAGATGTTGTTACCAGTGATTTGGACGATAATCTTCAAGACAAGTTAGAAAAGCAAGGTTATATTTCTCTTGCTGATGAATGTTGTGGAGCAGGAGCAACCCTTATAGCAGCTATTAATACCATTAAAAGAAAGATGGAAAAAGCAACACCATCGATGAACTTTCAAAGACATTTATTGGTTGTTGGACAGGATATTGATGAAACGGTTGCTCTTATGTGCTATATACAAATTTCTTTACTTGGTGTAGCTGGTTATATAAAAGTTGGAAATTCTATAACAGATCAGATGACCACAGATGACGATAAGAGCAAATATTGGTATACACCTATGTACTTTTCGGATATTTGGATGATTAGGAGATTTTGATATGGCGGGTGTTACATTAAGAGACTATCAATTAGATGCAATAAAAAGGATGAAAACTGGTTGCATTTTATGTGGTGGTGTTGGAAGTGGAAAATCCTTAACTTCAATAGCTTATTACTATGTGCGAAATGGTGGAATTATTGGGACTGATATTTATGAACCAATGGATGATCCGCCTAAAGATTTGTATATTATAACAACTGCCAGAAAGCGTGATACTTGCGAATGGAGAGTTAGCACCATTTCTATTATCTACACACGACGATGTAAATTTATATTCTAACAAAGTGATTGTAGATTCGTGGAATAACGTGAAAAAGTATTCAGATGTAAAGAATGCCTTCTTTATATTTGATGAGCAAAGAGTTGTTGGCAGCGGAACATGGGTAAAGGCATTCTTGAAGATTGCGAAAAGTAACGAATGGATTTTGCTATCTGCTACGCCTGGTGATACTTGGCAGGATTATATACCAGTCTTTGTAGCGAATGGGTTCTATAAAAATCGAAGTGAATTTACAAGAGAACACATTGTTTATAGTAGATTCAGCAAGTTTCCGAAGATTGACAGATATCTTAATACAGAACGTTTAATCAGACTTCGGAATAAAATCCTTGTTAATATGGATTTCAAACGAGAAACTGTATCGCACCATGAAGATATTTATGTTGGATATGACTCTATTATATATAAGGAAGTAACTAAAAATCGATGGGACCCATATAAAAACGAACCACTCCAGAATGCGGCAGGACTTTGCTATGTATGGCGGAAGCTTGTAAATATGGATGAATCAAGACAAGTGGCTTTGCTTGAGGTTATGGAGAAGCATCCGAAAGCTATTATATTTTACAACTTTGATTATGAGTTGGAGCTATTGAAAAATATTCTGACAGAATATGAAGTTGCAGAATGGAACGGTCATAAGCATCAACCAGTTCCGACAAGTGATAAATGGGCTTATCTTGTTCAATACAATGCTGGAGCAGAAGGATGGAACTGCATTACAACGGATACAATTATATTCTTCTCACAAAATTATTCTTACAAAATAATGGCTCAATCAGCAGGAAGGATTGACAGAATGAATACACCATTTAAAGACTTGTATTATTATCACTTAAAATCTCGCTCTGGAATAGATACAGCCATAGCTAGAGCATTAAAAGAGAAAAAGACGTTTAATGAAAGGAGATACGTAAAATGGTAAACAATTCAGTAAAGGTAGTAGGACAGATACGATTAAGTAGTAGTGTTCTTGATGTGTATGGTGATTTGGATGAACCATTGTTCAAGGCAGCAGATATAGCAAATATTATTGAGTATAGTTACGGAAATACGTGGCGAATGCTTGATATGTGCGAGGCTGATGAAAAGCTGAACCTACCAATGGTAGTTGCAGGTCAGAGAAGATCTGTAAGTTTTGTAAATGAGCACGGATTGTATAGTATTCTTTCACAGAGTAGAAAAGAAATTGCCAGAGCTTGGAGAAGGGTTGTTCACGATGAACTTATCAATCTCAGACGAACAAAAGGGTTTGATATTTCCGAGCAGTTTGATGAATGGAACAACGCTATGGACAATATATATTTTGACGAAGCAACCGGACAGCTTATGCAATCAATCACTACTCCTGGCGGAGATGTAGAACAGATACCATATAAAGGATAGGTGCTTTATGGAAAATTTATATTTTGAAGTTGATTTTGAAAAGTATTGCAAAACCTGTGAGCATAAAGACTTGGACGAGAAATGTGATCCTTGTTGTGAGTGCTTAGACCATGGTAGCAATACTCAATCGGAAAAACCTGTGAATTGGAAGGAGAAAACTCAATGAGAGATACAGTTTTAGTAAGCATTGATTATAATGATAAAACCAATGAAGGTGTGCTGTGCGTCGGAAGACAGTTGCCGAATAAATCTGTTGATATTGTTAATGCGATCGATGGTCCGGAAGCTAAAGAGCTGTTTGTAAAGTTAATCACGAAAAAGGCGGTGAAGAAATGAGCTTCCAGTATGACCAATATTTAGCAAATCACAGGGCTAATGTTAAAAGAGGATTTGACTGGCTATGTGAAAATTTATCAGATGTTACGAATGATATTTCAGATGCAGCTTGGCAGATTGAATTTGCTCATGATAAGTCTAAAGATGAAGAAGACGAGTATAATGCATACGATGCATATTTTTATGGAAACAACAGGTCTTATAAAGTCGTCCAGGATTATCAAAAAGCATGGCTTACACACATTCATAGAAACCCACATCACTGGCAGTATTGGATACTTATTCATGACGATATGGAAAATGGAGAATTAGAGACCATTCTTGAAATGCCATACAATTATATTGTGGAGATGATTTGTGATTGGTGGGCTTTTAGTTGGGCTAACGGAAATCTGTATGAGATATTTAACTGGTATGCCGAACATTCTAAATTCATGAAACTTGCACCTAGAACTAGAGAAACTGTTGAGAATATTCTTGATAAGATAAGGAACAGACTTGATAGTATGGAAGTTGAGCATAGTGGTGTAAAAGGAATGAAGTGGGGTGTTAGGAATGGTCCTCCATATCCGATAAAAGATAACGGACGAGTTGCAACTGTGCAGAAACATGGTACAATAAAAACAACAAAAATACCTAGAGAAAAATTTACAGAATATGCACTTAATCCAGATAAAGCACCGAATAAAGCAAGAGCGTTTAAGTCAGCATTGGGATATACGAAAGATAACGCTGACGAGTTAATTAATAGTATCAATGAACATTTTGATGTTACTAAATTAGAAGAGCGTGGCGATGGCGGATACGGAATGAGGTACCAACAAATCATGAAATTAAAAGGTCCTAATGAAAAAGAAGCAAATGTTCTTACAGCTTGGATAAAAGATGGTAATGATGGTATTAAATTAACAAGTGCATATGTTACAAAGAAGGAGGCTTCAGAATGAAAATAAATCTGTATGATAGGGTTATATTAAAAGATGGAAGAAAAGCTTCGATTGTTGAAATCCTTGAAGAAGATGTTGCATATATTGCAGATATAGATTTACCTGGTCAGGATTGGGATACAGTAGAAATCAAATATGAAGATATTGAAAGATTAGAATAGAAAAAAATATAGTATATGTGACCCCATGAGTCTTTATATGCTTGTGGGTTATTTTTATTTAAAGGAGAACAAATAATCCGTGGGAAACATTTTAAAAATATATTTCGCTAAATTAACATTTCCTTTTATGAAAGGAGAGTGATATTTTATGGCAAATGAAATCATAGCCGAATATGTACATTGGAGAGATACATGTGATAGTAAGCAATTTATTATTATGTGGAGTGATCATACTTGGGAAACAATAGTGTGCCCATTTACAGATTACTACATTGATAAAAAATCTTACAAGCAGCATATGGAGCTTAACAAAATAGTAAGCAGAAAGATGAATAAAGAAGATGCTATTAAATTCATTAACAAAAAGTTTGAGAGCTTTAGGTAACACTAAGGCTCTTCACTTTTCGCGAATATTTCATGGTATATTATGACAAAGAATGTCACATTAAATATATAGGAGGATTTAATATGATGAATATTAAAATTGAAGAAGCACGAAAAATGAATAAGAAGGAAGTCGAGATCAAGCTCGGAATGCGTACCAAAATGTTAGAAGGATTTGGTATGACTCATGATGAAGCTTGCAATTTTGTATCTGGGATTATGAATTTGGGCATTGCAGCTCAAGAATTATGGAACAAGGGAATCAGATAATTTAATGTAATTTATGTAAAGAGGAGGAGTCTAGCTAGATAGGACTCTTTCTTTTTTTTATATATTTTTGAAATGAACCTGTGAAGGCTATCCTCTATGCCTTCTGGGTATGGTAGAAGAGCTACTATTGATAAGTAGCTGGGTTATTTTTATTTAAAGGAGACGAATACAATGGAAAATAATATTATTGCAGTAGATTTTGATGGAACTTTATGTGAGAACAAATACCCTGAGATCGGCGAGCCAAATATGGAGCTTATTGATTTTCTTATGAATTGCCAGTTGAACGGAGATAAGGTTATTCTTTGGACTTGTAGAAACGAGGAACAGACAAAGGCAGCTGTTAATTGGTGTTCAGAGAAAGGACTTGTCTTTGACGCTGTTAATGAGAATCTTCCAGAAATTATTACTGAGTTCGGTGGAGATACCAGAAAGATATTTGCAAATATTTATATCGATGACAGGAATGTATCTTTATATTCTTGCAGAGAAAAGACCTCTATGGATTTATGGGCTGAAAATGAGGTGGAGCTGGCTTGCGAACATGAGAAATCTGGTGATGATGGCGATGGATTTTCTGAGTATGGATGTGCTTGCTACAGAAGTGCATTAAAGGCATTTAATAGTCTTATGGAGGATAGACATAGCGGTATGAGTATTGGAATTACTAAAAATATTCTTAACCGCTTAATTGCAGGAAAGCCATTAACGCCAATTGTAGATGCTGATGATATTTGGGATGCCGGTGGTAGTTTTGAGAAAAATGGAGAGAAATCAATTCAGTGCAAACGAATGAGTTCTTTGTTTAAGCATATCAAAGAAGATGGCTCAATTAGTTACAACGATGTAACAAGAGCTGTATGTGTGAGTATCAATAACCCGAACAATACTTATCATAGCGGATTAATTGATAAGATTATGGATGAGATGTTTCCTATCACTATGCCATATATGCCGTCAACAAAACCATTCTATGTATATTGTGAGGATTTCTTATATGACACAGAAAATGGGGACTTTGATACCGTTGGCGTATTCTATGTGATTACTCCAAATGGAGAAAAGGTTAAGATTAACCGCTTCTTTGCAGAGAAAGATAATAAGTTTGAAGAGATTGATATTTTCAAATATGACGCAAGAAAAGAGGCTGCGGAGCAATTAAAGAAAGCTAATGTCCAGAGAGGAGCTGGAGAATGAACAGAACTAGATTTATTCAAGGTTTAAATAGTAATATTGAACTTTCTGATAAAGAGAGAAGGCGAGCTATACGAAATAGTATAAATAAAAGACCTTGGAAATTGAATTGTACTATTGCTATGGAGGAATTTGCAGAACTTACACAGCAGGTTAGCAAACAAATTAGAGGTTATGGTGACAGAATTGGACTCATAGAAGAGATGGCAGATGCTTATATTTGCTTGAAACTTCTGGAGTCCATTTTTAATATCTCACCAGAAGATATGCAGAAAGCAATTGATGTGAAGATGGATAGAGAAAGGAAAAGATAGTGAATCGAACAACAAAAATTAATGTTCTTGCATATGCTTCACGACCAGAAATGGATATCAACTACTTCGGAGATATTGTGGAATATCAGGGAAAAAGATATCTCGTTAGTCTTGCTGAAGAAACGGTTGAGTTTCTTGGAATTGTAAAGGAGGAGAAAAAAACATGAGTAATGATATAAGCACAATGTATACAAAGAGCAAAAATATTAAAGCTGGACGAAAGGGATATGGTGCTTGGAAAAAAGAAAAATTAACTAATATATCTCCAGCAGCTTATGGCGATTATATTTTACAACATAGAAAAAGAGGTGGGTTTTATTTTTTATGACATTTATACCATATGTATATATGCTAGCTATTATATTATTAGATAAGATTTTTGGAGGTAAAAAGAAATGATAAAATTAAAAGATATATTAATGATTTCCTGCTGTGAGGTATCTATTATGGATAAAACATTCCCAGCTGTAATATTTGGTCGCAATCGTTATGCATCAAAATATTTTTCAAAAGATTTATTAAATAGAGAAGTCAAAAAGATTGATACATACAATGATAGAATCAGAATTTGGCTAAAAGAAGAGGAGGAATAATAATGGATGAAACAATTAGAACAATAACAACACAAATAACTGAAACTAAAGACGAATTTATATTTCAGGTTTTGAGTGATTTTGCATCGGATAAATATAATATTGTAATTGAAAAAGAAGAATTAGTACGTGCTATTCAGTTAATCCGAATGAGCAAAAAATATGGTCCTAGCGTTGGTGAACGTTGGGTAACTGCCACTCAGAATATGGCAGAATTAGATCGTACTTATACAAAAGGATTTCAAGATGGTGTAGATAAAGAACATGCTAGAATTATGGCAGCTATGAAAGAAATGGAGAAAAAGCATGATTAAAGAATTTTTTGAAATGCATGATCATTTATGTTTTAAACTTCAACACATTGGTAGACATAATGGTAAATGGCAAGTATGAATATATAATACCACGTTAGATTTTGCCTGCACTGACCCAATTTATGAGTATACAATATTAGACTCTGAGATTAATAATTCAAATGTAGATTTTGAAACTATGATAATGACTCCGGTTATTAACTGGTGGAATCATTCTAGGGCTATCACTAAGTACGATTATACAATTAAAAAACAGGAGGTAGAAGAAATAAATGATTAAAATAATAATATTGATATGTTGCCATTTAATAGGTGACTATACACTTCAATCTGATTTTATAGCAAAAACAAAAGGAAAAAATTGGTATCATTTAATTGTGCATTGTGCACTATACTGTATACCGTTCGTTATTTTCTTTGAGTTTACTTGGCAGCTTTTGTTCATATTTATTACACATATAATAATTGATGCTTTGAAGGCTAGATACAATAAAATTAATTACGTTACAGACCAGGTATTACATTATATTGCAATGCTGGTTTATTTATTTTAGGAGGTTAATTATGATTAAATTAGAAAATGTAGTTCTGGCAAGTCCAGATCAGATGTCGTTTATTATTGAGGGCATGAGGAACCCTATGAATTCATGGGATAATAGTGACAGTAGTTGTGGAAAAGCAACAAGGGAGACTAATATTCAATGGTCTGATGACTATTTTATTGGAACTAATGATGCTAATCTTATGCAGCGATTATCTAAAGCAGGTACAGATCATCGAAAGTTCATGAGAATGATGCCAGTGTATGTGAGAATTACGGCACCTTTATATTGGTGGAAGGAGTTTGATACTTATAAGGTTGGTACGGTTGCTAATAGCTGTAGTACAATGCATAAGATTGCTGAGAAGGAGTTTACTAGAGAAGACTTTAGCGATGATCATTTAATAGATATTAACACAGCATTAACAAATCATATTACGATTAAAGAATACCCATATTTACGGGAATTAACTCCGATAGACATATTAAATGATACTATTTCTATGCTAAATAAGCTTAGAAAATTATATTTGATTTGGGATGAGGTCGACGACGAAGAAAAATCCATATTAGGTACTCACGGTTTTCTCACTAAAAAAGATATTTGGTGGCAGATGATTCAGCTTCTTCCGAGCAGTTATAACCAGACACGTAATGTTATGATAAATTATGAAGTTCTGGCAAATATTTATAAATCTCGCAAAGATCATAAGCTGGATGAATGGAGAGAATTCTGTAAGTGGATTGAGTCTCTTCCGTATTCTGAGCTGATTATTGGAGGCATGGAATGAGAAAATGGTGCAAATACATTTTGTGCGGCTTAATTGTAACGATATGCGGTTCTATATTATCTTTTATCATAAAAGAGAGTGTATTGATTTGTGATATTTATGTAATGACGACTATTTTATTATTTTCTAAGGAGTGATATTTTGACAGTTATGGTTAAAGACTACTGGAAATCTCATGTCAGTTCTGTAATTTATGGATATTGTGTTTGTGGGCGAGAGGTACAGCACTCAGCTAAGAAGATTGATGAAAAGTGCCCATTATGCGGAGCAACTCTTGAGTGGGATTTATCAGATAAGAAATTATGGCATAACGGAAAGGAGAACAAAACAATATGACACATGATAAGTATGATACTGATATTTTAAAAACTCTAAAGTCTATAGATGCGAGTTTGAAAAGTATCGCCAAAAGTGTACAGCCAGTAAACACAACAGTTACGATTGACGACAATTCGGAAGATGCTGTAAGAGACTTCTTAAATTCATTACATCAGAAAAATATTCAACAGGAGGAAATTAAAGATGACAATTAATGAGTTATTACCTATTTTAATACTGTTATTTGCGGTGTTTATCTTGGTATACACACTTACAACCAGAATTTTGGAAATTTTTGAATATAAGTTAAAGTTGAGAGCGACCAGTGAAATTATGAAGACTATGATTGAAAAAGGTCATAGTTACAATATTAATGACATCCAGAAGGCGTTAAAAAAGGAAGATAGGAATGCTATCGAAAGAAAATAACTGAACAAAGGAGAAGTAAATGCGTATGATTAGTGGGTTCGGTTACAGAAATTCAGAAGGTTATCCGGACCCAACTGCATATAGTGCAATAAATAATGTAGAGAAAACACCTGTAGAAAATAAAACATCACCAGAAGATGAAGAACGTTTTCGCAAGCTTTTAAATACTATATTTACTATATGTGAGTTGGCTGGATTTCATATTGAAGGAAGAATTGTTATAAAAGACTGTAAAACAGGTAAAATTTGGAGGTAACAGTATGGAATACGATGATATTTTACAGGCATTATGTGATGTGTGGGAAAGAGTTAAGGAAATTATGAAGAGATTTGCCGAACGTATAAGGGAACTTTTCGATAGGGACTTTTACGTTCGTGCAGAGTATACATATATTCCAATATTCCGCAGAAATATGCCGTATCACAGAAGAAATTTTTAAGATTTGGAGGTGAATTTACAGGTGAATAAGCGTGGAAGACCGCCTAGAGACGACGGAGAAGTAAAAAATAAGCAGTATAGATTGCGTTTGTCGGACTGTGAGGAGTCTATTTTGGATGAATTATCGACTGAATATGGTATGCCAAAGGCTGAAATTCTGAGAAGAGGACTAAGAATGCAACATAATTTGCTGAGACATACTGGGTAAATTGATAAAAATTGGCTGAATTCGTGGATATCCATTTAATCATTTTTGGTCGTTTTCTGCCCACTTTTGGGAAAATAAAAACGGGCAGAGACTGAAAAATTTGGGCAAAAGTGTGAAAAATATTTAATGGATATCCAACTTTGGTCAAAAATTTGGGTTTTCTGCCCACTTTTTAAAACGTTTTTGTCCATAAACTGAATGCCCGCAAACCCAGTATTTATGCGGGTTCTGAGTTCTTGGATATCCAACTTTGGTCAAAAACCCACTTTTTTTTCAACTTTAATGCGAAGAAAAAGTTTAATAAATATATATAATTAGCAAAAATTTTTGGGTTTTTGTCCAAGAAGGTAGTTCCAGCTCAAGAAGCGACTTTAAATTTAGTTTCAGCTATGGTATAATGTTGATAGTTTAAATATGGAGGGAAATATAATGAATGATAAAAACGATAGTGCGATTAAACCGATTGAAAGTTTCGAGATAATGGCTTGTGACGAATTACCAAATAAAAGTAAACTAAAAAAATTAGAATTATCATCTAATCAGAAAGCAAGTATCAGTATGTTACACCAAGAACTTCCATCAATCATGGCTGCTCAAACATTAGCAAATGCATATATTCTGAATCTTCCAAATGGTGTTTCAATATCAGATTTAATGCATTATAAGAATGGGCAATTAGGTACGCCATTTTATGGAGAACACGGAATTGCAGGACATGCATCGTTGACACAAATGCGACAGCAAGCTGTATTGATGGGGGCTTTTAGTGTAATGGCAATGGCTTCGGGACAATATTTCTTAAAAAATATTAATAATAATCTGACAGTTATTAATCAAAAAGCAGATAAGATTCTTGAGTTTCTTTATGGGGATAAAAAAGCTGAGTTGATGTCAGAAGTTAGTTTTGTTAATTCTGCATATCAGAATTACAATTCAATCATGGGATATGATAATCAGAGAACAGCAACAATTATTAGCCTACAGGCAGCAAGAAAAACAGCGGTAAAAGATATAGAGTTCTATATGTCAGATTTGGATTCTTTAGTAAAGTCTAAAGACAGTAATGATTTAGAACAGTTTGTTAATAAAGCTTTTAAGATTAAAGATTGTTTACAATTATCAGTACAACTGTATTGCATGAGCACTATACTTGAAGTCTTTTACTCACAAAATTTTGAAACAGATTATATTACTTATGTTGAAAAAGATATTCTTACATATATCGATAAGTGTGAAAAACGTCTTTTATCCAGTTTCTCGGCTATAGAGATGTATGTTATAAATTTTAAAGGACATCCACTAAAGAAAATTGACAAATCCATTTATGAGAATCGAATTGCTGAATATGTAGAGTTACTTGGAAATGGAAAAGAGTTCATTGAGCGAAAACCATTGCAATCAGTTTTACAGTCTTGCCTACAAAATCAAGTATGTTATTTGGATAAGGATGGAGAATTATATTTAAAGATTGCATAATAAATATAAATAACTTTATTGAGACAGAGATGCTTAATCGTATCTCTGTTTTTTTTACGCTCTTTTTTTGCACGCGAAAAATACATTCCCTTTTATGAGGAGAGAGGTAAAATATGCATTTTTAACAGCATTCACTTTCTCTTTTGATATTTGTGAAAGGAGCTTACAAAATGTTAGAAAACAAATTCCAGGCTAATCTAATTAAAGAACTTAAAAGACTTTTTCCTGGATGCATCGTTATGAAGAATGATGCAAGTTATATTCAAGGTATTCCAGACCTGCTAATTCTTTATAATGATAAGTGGGCTTCTTTGGAATGTAAAAAAAGTGCGTCGGCTAGTAAACAGCCTAATCAAGAATATTATGTGGATCAAATGAACAGGATGTCTTTTTCTCGTTTCATTTGTCCGGAAAACAAGGAGAAAGTATTATATGAACTTCAACAATCATTCCAATCTTGAAGGACAGCACGCATTTCTCGGAGCTAGTAAATATCATTGGATTAATTATAGCGAAGATAAAGTTGCCGATGCCTATTCAAAATTTCTTGCTACTCAGAAAGGAACTGTGTTACATGCATTTGCTGCACAGTGTATTTCTTTGGGACAGAAATTACCAAAGTCACAAAAGACTTTAAATATGTATGTTAATGATGCCATTGGTTATAAGATGACACCAGAACAGGCATTATTCTATTCTGAAAACTGCTTTGGAACAGCAGACTCAATTTCATACAGATCCGGATTACTTAGAATTCATGATTTGAAGACAGGAGTAATTCCGGCACACATGGAGCAGCTTATGATTTATGCCGCTCTTTTTTGTTTGGAATATAAAGTAAAACCTGCTGATATTGATATGGAATTAAGAATTTATCAGAACAACGAAGTTCTGTATCATAATCCAACAGCAGAAGATATTGTTCCAATTATGGATAAAATTATTACCTTTGATAAGGTCATAAGAAAAATAAAAGAACAGGAGGGTTAATCGATGAATCGAATAGCTAAAGTATTATCTCAGATTTCAGATGATATGCTTATGCATTATGGTGTTGCCAGAAGATCTGGTCGATATCCATGGGGTTCTGGAGATAACCCCTATCA